GAAGGGCGTGACCCGGGAGTCTCTGGAGCCGCTGACCCTCTACGCGGTGTTCCGCACCACGCCGCTCGACCACACTCCCGAGGAGGCCGTCGCCATCGCCGCGCAGCGCCTCGCCCAGTACGAGGAGTTCGAGGTCGAGAAGGCCCTGTGGTCCGGCGTCAAGGGGGCAGGCCCCGCTCTCATCAACGTCCAGGAGTGGGCCAACAACTCAGGCCCCCAGGACGCCGAGAGCGCCTGGAACGCTACCGAGCACTACGCCCGCACTCCAGGAATCCGCCCCACGTTCCACGTGTCGAGGCGCCTGTGCGGCCTGCTGACGGCCCGACAGATGTTCGAGTGCCTGCCCGATGGCACGTTCCGGACCAAGATGGGCACCCCCGTCGTGGCCGGGTACGGCTACGTAGACAAGCCTCCGGTCATTGTCTCCACAGGCCCGATCCAGATTTACCGCGGGGACGTCTTCACCTCGACCAACGGGGCAGGAGGCTTCGACAAGGGGCAGAACGACCTGACGGCCGTCGCCGAGAGACAGTACGTCATCGCGTACAACTACGACGACGCCTACAAGGTTCAGGTCAGGACCGATCCTGGCTCAGGCACCTACAAGCCCCGGGCGTTCTGAGTCCCTATGACCTACATCACCAACTCCAACACCAACGGGAAGGATGCGCTGAGCCATGGCTAGGACGCACTCATACACACCAGTGCTGGGGAAGCGCATCCGCGTCACCCCGCTGGACACCTGCGGCAAGTTCGACAAGGCGCAGAACAAGCCGGTGGCGACCTCCGGCTTCGTGTCTGTCAAGCTCGCCGCCGAGGTCGAGGACGGCACGGAGATCACGGTCCGCAAGGCCGACGGCTCTCTGTGCGTCAACGAGAAGCAGTCCAACACCTTCAAGTACTTCACGGTCGAGCTCGAGTTCTGCGGCGTGAACCCCTCCGTCCTGGACATCGTGACCAACGCCACGAAGTACCTGGACCACGCGGGCGACACTGCAGGCTTCAAGGTCGCCTACGGCAAGATCGAGAAGAAGTTCGCGCTCGAGCTGTGGACCGGCCTGTCCGGCCAGGCCTGCGCTGCGGGCGCTGAGGACGCCAGCGGCTACCTGCTGCTGCCGTTCATCACCGCCGGAACCATCGGCGACATCGAGGTCACGGGTGAGGACGCGATCTCGTTCTCCATGACCGGCGCCGTGACCAAGTCCGGCAACGCCTGGGGCGTCGGCCCCTACGACGTGGTCAAGAAGGCCAACGCCGGCGGCGGCTTCGCCAACGCGAAGCTCCCGGCCCCGCTCGACCCGCTCGACCACCTCCTCATGATCGACACGGCTCTCGCTCCGCCGCCGGACAGCGACCAGCCCGTCACCGTCCCCTGATACCCCTCAGAGGCACTGACAGCCCCGTAGAGCGCACAAACGCCCTGCGGGGCTGTCACCGTACCGGCTCCACGTGAAACTGCCGCTACGGCCCTTAGGAGACGCATATAGGTATACTCATCCGTGCGGGCACCGCCTATCTACGGCGGCGTAGCCATCCCGCGCCACGCACGCGTTGTAGGAGAGGGCATGCAGGACATTGACAGAGGCTACGGGCCAGGAGACTGGCCGGTCTCCTACAGCGCGTGCGAGGACCTCAAGGAGTACCTGGACGAGGCAGGCCGCCCCGAGCAGCAGCACACCTTCGAGGCCATGGCTACTCAGCTACTCTGGGAGTGGACCGGGCGCCGCTTCGGGACCGACATCGTCGTGATCCGGCCCGAGCCGGCCGACTGCGTGCCGCCGCCCACCTACCAGTCCCAGGACTATCTGCGAGGCTTCCTCCCGTTCCGGCTGGGAGGCGTACTGCACGACGTCGTGTGCGGCGTGTGCGGCCCATACTGCACCCACACCTCAGGGACACCCGCCATCCGCCTGCCTGGGAACGTCCACCGCGTGCACCAGGTCACGATCAACGGCAAGGTGCTCCCGCTGGGCGCGTACCGCCTCATCAACCACTCAGTGCTCCAGCTCACAGGCCGGACCTCACCGCTCGGGCCCGACGTTCCGCTTGTATTCCCCCCGGTACAAGACCTCTCCCGGCCGACGACCGAGGAGGGCACCTGGGAGATTCGCTACTCGCAGGGCGTCCCCGTCCCCGAGGGCGGTCAGGTCGCCGCCGGAGTGCTCGCGCTGGAGCTCGCCAAGGCGGCCTGCATGGATCGGGACTGCGCCCTTCCGGCGCGTCTCCAGTCGGTCACCCGACAGGGCGTCACCGTGCAGGTGCAGGACGACTTCGACGAGATGCAGGAGGGCCGGACCGGAATCTGGCTGGTGGACTCCTGGGTCGCCTCGATCCGCAAGCCTCGGCAGGCCGCTCGGGCCTACAACCCTGACGACTACGCGCACCGCCAGCCCTCCAACCGCCGTGGCGGGGTGATCTGGTGAGCCCCGCGCCGCGCCTGACACGCCGGGGCCGAGCCCAGAGCGAGGACTACTCGGCCCTGTCGGGCCGAGTCGCCGCGCCGGTGCCATCCGTCGTCCACTCCACCGCGCTCGCCCTGCTCAAGGGCGGCGCCCAGGCCCTGTCCAACGCCGTCTCACAGGCGTACGTCGCTCCCGGCGCCGAGGTGGCCTGGGACGAGTGCTGCGCTGGGCACCTCTACGTTCGCACCGTATCCGTCTCTCCCGTCTTCGGCCCCCGCGCCGCCGACGGCGCGGCGTGCTCGGTGCGCTACTGGGCCGCGACCTACGCTCTCGGCACGCTGCGCTGTGTCGAGGTCGTCGATGACCGCGGTCGGGGCCCGCGTCCGTTCGACCTGACCGCTGACGCATCCATCCTGCACCAGGATATGGCCGACCTGGGCAAGTTCCTGACGTCGTCCACTAACGCCAACGACATGGACTGGCAGGCGTCCGGCCCAGACGGAGGCTGCGTGGCCGGCGAGTGGACCTTCACGGTCCGGCTCAACTGCCCGTGACCTGCCTATAGGTGTGTGAGATGGTTCACGTCAAGGTACGGTTCAAGGGCCCCATCCGCCAGGACAAGGTGGCCCAGATCACTAAACAGGCCGCCCTGAAGGCCTCCAAGCGCACTCAGGGCCGCATCCAGCGCAACATCCGTGCCAAGGGGCGAGTGAACTCGGGCCGCATGGTGAACTCCGTCACAATTGAGCGCGTAGCCGGCAAGCACCCGCTCAACCCGACCTTCGAGATCGGGGCGCGCACGCCCTACGCCGCCTACCAGGAGAAGGGCACTCGAGCCCACGGCCCGGTCAAGGCGTCGCGCATGGTCTTCACTCCGAAGGGGTCCAGCAAGACCGTCTTCGCGAAGTGGGTCAAGGGGATCAAGGGCGCCCACTTCGTTCGGGACGCGGTACGGCTTATCAGACCCTCTGACTTCCATTAGAATCGCCTCATGGCTACTATCACGATCCCCGGCAAGACCCGGAAGTCCATCACCGTTGACCTGGTCGGTACCGAGTACAAGGTCCGACCCCCGAAGGCCGCCGTCGCCATCTTCCTGTCCCAGGCGCTCAAGGACGCCGACGAGGACTCGGAGAAGATCATCGAGGGCCTGGCCAAGTGGTGCCACGTTCTCTTCGGCAAGGAGACCGGAGCCGAGGTCGTCAAGCGGCTCAAGAATCCCGCCGACGACCTCGACATCCCCGACCTGACCGATCTCATCTCCGCCGTCATGGAGGAGGCGGGGGAGAACCCCCCTACGTGATCCAGCGCCTCCTGGCCTCAGCGCACACGGAGTGGGACTACATCGACGGGTTCTGCCTCGGGCACGGGATCGACCTTGAGACCCTGCCCCTGAACCGGTTCTGCCACGTCATGTGGTGGATTCTCACCCGCAACGCCGAGGACGAGGGCGCTACCGAGAAGCTGAAGAGGGACCTGTGGCTCCCGCCCAAGGGCGTCGTGGTCACCGACCCGCGCAGCCCGTGGTACTCGGGCAACGAGTCGTCGGGCTTCGGGTCCCTTAAGTCGGCCCTTGGGATGTGACAGCACATATAAGACACGCCTATGCGGGCGGTATCATGGCCTCAGACAGGAGTCGGGCCGCGATGCCGCCCGCTCGACGTACGAGCGGGGAGGGTAGCCCGTGGCAGACAAGATCGGCGAGGTCGTCGTAGAGGTCGGCGCTGACGCGCGCGACTTCCGCGGCGACGCTGAGCGGGGTATCGAGAAGAGCCTCAAGAAGATCGGCAAGCGCATTGAGCGCGCTGCTGAGAAGTGGGCGCGCGAGATGCGCGACTCCGTCAAGGACGCCCTTGACGGCCTCGTGCTCCAGGTCAACGCCAAGATCGACCCGAAGGACCTGCGCCGCATCGAGACGGCCATCGCGCAGACCAAGGCATCGCCGGACGTCGATATCTCCAAGCGCGACCTGGAGGAGATCAAGCAGAAGCTCCGCCAGGCCGACTGGCGCACTCCGGTCCGGCCGGTCCTGGACGACAACGCCGTGGCCCGCCTCGGGCGCGAGCTGGACGAGATGAAGGCCGCGATCAAGGCCCGCGTGGACCTTGACGAGAAGTCCCGGCGCAAGGCCCTTGAAGCGATCCGCAAGACCGAGGCCGCCATCGACGCCAAGATCGAGATCGACGGCAAGGACGTAGCCGAGATTAAGGAGCGCATCGCCAACATCAAGTCGGACGTCCGCGTGGACGTCTCGCTGGAGAAGGCGGCCCAGCGCAAGATCAGGGAGCAGATCGCCAACCTCGACGCCAAGATCAAGGCGGACGCCGAGCTCGATGACGCCTCCCGGAAGAAGCTCCAGGCGGAGCTGAAGAAGCTCGGCGGAGACATCGAGGCTCACGCCCACCTGTCCGAGGCCTCCAAGAAAAAGCTGAAGCACGAGCTCAACAAGCTCGACGGCAAGGCGACCGTCAACGCCGACCTGGACGACGGCAAGGCCCGCTTCGACCTGGCCCGGCTGACCAAGAAGCCGTACTTCGTAGACATCCACGCCCGCCTCGCCAAGGCGTCCCTGGCGAAGGTCGCCGCCCAGCTCAAGGCCCTCGGCGGCGGGAACATCTTCTCGGGCCTGAAGAACTCGCTCAACGAGCTGTTCACGAACCTGGACACCTTTGCGGTCAAGGCGGCCGGGGCCGGGACCGCGATCCTCGGCCTGGCCTCCGTCGCAGGGGCCGGGCTCGGGACCGTGGCCCAGTTCGGAGTCAGCCTCGCCCACACGCTACCGGCCCTGCTCGCGATGCCTGGCATCCTCGGAGCGGCCGCGGCCGGGATCGGCATCTTCGCGGCCGCCATGGCCGACGCCTCCACGGTGCTTGAGGACCTGGGACCGGCGTTCAGCGCCCTTCAGGACTCGATCTCCACGTCGTTCTGGGGCGAGGCCGAGGGCTCGGTCCGCTCCCTCATCGTCAACGGCCTGGAGGCCCTGACGCCGGCCATCTCGGACGTGGCCTCGGCCATGGGCTCCATGACGTCGGCCGTCGCCAGCGCCGCCCAGGACCACATTCCCGGCTTCCAGGCGTCTCTCGGCTACCTGGCCGAGGCCATGGACATCGGCGGCGACGGTGCTGGGGCGTTCACCGACGCTCTGCTGACTCTCGGCGAGACTGGTGCGAAGTACCTGCCCTCGATCGCCGGCTGGGCCAATGAGGTCGCCTACAGCTTCCAGAACTGGGTGCAGGCCAAAACCGCCTCGGGAGAGATGGATCAGGCCATCCAGGCCGCCGCCAAGACCTTCGGGACCCTGAAGGACATCGTCTTCGACCTGGGCGGCATCCTGGGCGGAGTCTTCAAGGCCATGGCCTCCGGCTCGGCGCCGATCGACTCCATCGCCAAGGCCCTGGACAGCGCCAACAAGGCCGTGAACGGGCCGCTGTGGCAGGGCACCCTGTCTACGATCTTCAGCGCGATGGGGGACGCCGCCTCCCACGCCTTCGCCGGCGTCGGCTCCCTCGGCCAGGCGTTCACCTCCCTCGCCCCGACCCTCTCGACGATCCTGCCCCTGGTCGGGCAGATCATCGAGACCGGGCTCAAGGGCATCTCCGCCGCCCTCCAGGACCCCGCCTTCCAGGGAGGTCTGACGGCGTTCTTCCAGGGCGTCCTGACGGCCGTGCAGGCCCTGGCCCCGGCCATGCCGGCGCTCGGCCAGGCGTTCGGCGCCGTCGCTACCGTGGCCGGCTCGCTTCTCGCCGCCATCGCCCCGCTGGTGGCGCAGCTGGTCGAGGGGCTGGCCCCGATCTTCCAGCAGCTGGTGCCGATCCTCGTCCCCGTCATCGAGCAGCTGGGGGCTGCACTCCTCCCGGTGATCCAGGCGCTGATCCCGGTGATCTCGGAGATCATCGCCCAGCTGGCTCCGATCATCTCCGAGTACTTGCCGCAGATTCTGCCGCCGATCGTCGCCTTGGTTCAGCAGCTGGCGTCCGCCCTGATCCCAGCTATCCAGCTGGTGGGGCAGGTCATGCAGTGGCTCATGCCTCTGGTGATGGCGTCGTGGAACGGAATCATGTCCACCGTGACTGGAGCGATCCAGGTCATCAAGGGCATCCTCCAGACGGTCCTCGCCGCCATTCAGGGCGACTGGTCTGGGGCCTGGAACGGCATCAAGACAATCGGTCAGGGCATCTGGAACATCATCAAGGGCCAGTTCGGCATCTTCGGCAATCAGATCATGTCGATGGCCTCCACGGCATGGCACTCCGTGTGGAACACCATCAATGGCGTGTGGAACTCGATCACCTCCACCGTCTCTAGCGCCATCAGCGGGGTTCGGAACCTCATCAGCAACGGATGGTCGGCTGTCAGTAGTATCTCGTCCTCCATGTGGAGCGGGATCGTGAGCGCAGTCTCCAGCCAGATCAGCAGCATGCTGAACACGGTTCGCAACATCCCCTCGAGCATCCGTAACGTATTCTCGGGAGCCGGGTCGTGGCTGTGGAACGCGGGCGTCAGCATCATCCGGGGCCTCCTGAACGGAATCTCCTCGATGTTCGGCGCCGTGAAGAGCAAGCTCTCCTCGCTGACCAACATGCTCCCGTCCTGGAAGGGTCCGGCCCCCGTCGACAAGGTGCTGCTTACTCCCGCAGGTGAGCTCATCATGCAGGGCCTCATCAAGGGCCTGGAGAGCCAGTACGGGGCCGTTCGGGCCTCACTGACAGGGCTCACCGAGGACCTGACGAAGCCCGCCACGATCGGGCTTAGCGCGAACGTGAAGCCGCTCCCGGCACGGGCCTCGACCGGCCGTCCGCACCCGGCTCCCGAGTCCTCTGAGTCGTTTGATAAGGGAAGCCGATCAGGCGCTACAATCAACATCACCAACAACTATCCGCAGGCCGAGCCGGACTCGAAGACTCGAGACGAGGTAGCCGAGGGGCTGCGACTGGCCGCGATCATCTGAGGAGGGTCACCCACCCATGGCCATCTACTCACTGGACGGCGCCGACCTGGACGATGAGCGTCAGCGCTGGGTGCTCGCCGAGGGGACGACTCTGTCGACCCGCGGCGAGCCTTGGAACACCTCAGTCAGCATCCCAGGAAGATTCGGCGTGCTCCCGATCGCGCCGAGCGTGCTGAAGTCGGCCACCGTCGCCTTGAAGTTCACGGTGTTCTCCTGGACCGACGGCCGCAACGGGAACCGCTGCAAGGAGGGTCTGGAGGTCCTGGAGCGCAACTACCAGGACCTCCTGCGCCGTCTGTACGCCTTCGGACGTCTCCAGACTCTCCAGTACACGCCGAAGGGCTCCCCCGCGCGGGAGGCTCAGGTGCGCCCGTCGTCCTCAGTCGAGCCGGTCTTCGACCCGCACTCGGAGACGATCTCGTTCACGATCACCTACGAGATCGTCTCCGGACTGTGGCGCGGCACGGTCGACATCGTGGACCACCTGAGCGACATGTCGAAGTTCAACGGCTGCGTCATGCCGATCTCAGACGGGAAGCTTCTCCTGGAGCCGACGGCGCAGACCTGCACCGTCCGGGACAATGTCTCCGGCACGTCGTTCACCTTCACCGGAACCTTGGACGGCGGGGAGCGGCTGCTGGTCGACATCGCCCGCTACCGGGCCTGGAAGAATCCGTCCCAGTGGTGGGAGATTCAGCCGAACGCCCGCCCCGCCGACGGCGAGATTTCCATGAGCCCCGGCGGATTCAGGGCTACGCCCAACGCTGAGGGGAAGATTTCCATGACGCTGACCGGGACTACCGGCCGATTCCGCGGAAGGATGGCCTACTAATGCCCCGCGATCCTCAGTACGCGCGCGGCATGGCTATGCGCTACGTCGCCTACGAGCAGGCCGGCGCCCGCCTCGGGGTCCTCCCCGACGCCCTGGCCGGGACGTTCACCTGCCCGCGCCAGGCCACGCCGTCGCTCACTCTGTCGTACCCGAACGGGGACCAGGGCGTGCGCGGAGAGCTTCTCGACTCCTCCGTGGAGATCGCCGTCGAGCTCTGCTATGACGGCCAGACCTGGCACGAGCCGTACAACGCGCGCTTCGTCAACCTGTCCTCAGAGTGGAACCTCGTGGACGACGGCACGGAGCACCGCAAGGCCGACCTCATCCACATCGGGCACCGGCTCGAGGGCGCTCTGGTGTGGAACGTCCCTATCGCGTCCCAGGACAAGGACGGGAAGTACAAGTTCACCTCCCGCAACGCGGGGGAGATTCTGCGCACCGTGTGGGACGCCGCGGTCAAGCGCGGCTGGGGGGCTGGGCTGACTCTCGACGTCAGCACCTCTACCGACTCGGCCGGGCAGGGCTGGGCGTTCCAGACGACCATCGCCTTCGACCCCTCGGTCTCCATCAAGTCGATCCTGGACACGCTCATGAACATGGGCATGATCGACTACCGGTGGCGAGGCCGCACCCTCCAGGTCTACAACGCCGACTCCGCCCTGAAGCGCGAGAACACGGCCGTCGTGTGGCGCCTCGGAGCGGGTACCTCCTCGGCCCCGGAGAAGCTGGACTGGTCCCAGCTGTGCACCCACGTCCTCGTGAAGGGAGACGGGGGCCGCACGTGGACCTTCCCGAACCCGGAGGCCCCGGCCGGAATGCCCCGCACCGAGAAGGTCGTCAGCGCCGGCGGCGTCGAGCTCGAGGCCACTGCTCGGCGCGTAGCGGACCTGACCCTGAAGACCGGCGCCACGCCGGCGGCGGAGGTGAAGCGCGAGTGGGAGGCCGACGACCTCCAGTGGCTCCCCTTCGACGACTACCTGCTGGGCGACTGGATTCAGGTCGAGCGCGGCAAGGGCCTGGAGCGCATGCGCGTCACTCAGATTTCGATCTCGGTGACTGAGAACGGGCGCTGCCAGGGGCACACGACCTTCGGGACCATGCTCGACGACGTCCTCTCCCGCCTCGCCAAGCGCCAGAAGGGCGTCCTCGGGGCCGTCAACTCCGACGGAAAGAACCCCCGCCCGGAGACGCCGCAGAGCAAGTACGCGCCCGTCCCGCCGCAGGGCCTCACCGTCACCTCGGCCGCCGTCATCGGCGCTCGAGGTGACGCCGAAGCCGTCGCCACTCTCCAGTGGCAGGCGGTGACGACGGATACCCTCGGCGTGGCCGTGGACGTCACCGGCTACGACATCTCGATCCGGGAGGTCCCCTACAAGGCCGGGCGCATGAGTACGTCCACCGGAACGACTGCCGAGGTCGCGGAGCTGATCCCGGGCAGGCAGTACGCCTTCAGCGTGAGAGCGGTCACTCGGGAGACCACCGGCAGATGGTCCGCCGAGATCATCGAGACGATGGCCACCGACTCCACGCCGCCACCGGTCCCGCCGGCCCCGACCCTGTCTCAGACCCTCGGGGTACTGGACGTATGGTGGCCGCTGCGCGGCGCCGGCGGTGAGGGTATGCCAGCCGACTTCGCCGGAGTCGAGATCAGCGTCCAACTGCCGGGCCGCGCGCCGGGCGTCCTGGCGACCATGCTGAATCCGATGCAGCGCGCGCCGGTCGCGGGGCTGGAGATGCGCGAGTACGAGGTGCGCCTGCGCACCTACGACCGAGCCGGTAACCGGTCAGCGTGGGGCGCTCCCAGCACCATCACCCTGAAGCAGAACATCGACGCCGACGCCATCGCCAAGTCGGTCGAGGACAAGCTCAAGGGCAGCTCGGCCCTCCAGCAGGCCGCCCGTGAGGGCACGCTCAAGGAGATGAAGCACCTCACCGACGCGATGACTCAGGTCGCCGTCAACCTCGTCTCGTCGGGACCCGTCCCGCCAGATAGTGGGACAATAGGGTCCAGCATGTGGATCGCACCCGACGGGCGAATCTTCGTCCTCAGAGCAGAAGGAGATCAGTGATGCAGGAGTACGTGGCTACCAAGCAGTGGCGAGACGGGTTCGGGGCGAATGAGACCCGTATCACCGCCGCAGACCTCACTCGGATCGAGGACGGCATCTCCGCCGCCACGCGCGGCGTGACCAGCCTGGAGACGAAGGTCGCAGGCCAGCCTGCTGAGATTCTGAAGCAGGTCCAGGACATCGCCTCAGGCATCCGTACCGCCCTGGAGAAGGCCATCCCGATCGGGACCATCGCCATGTTCGGCGCCGAGCGCGACCCTGAGGGCTGGATGCGCTGCGATGGGCGCCTCTTGGAGCGCAACGCATATGCCAAGTTGTTCTCCGTCATAGGTACTGCCTATGGATTCACCTCCGCCAGCAACTTCCGGCTGCCGGACATCCGGGACCGCTCCGCCGTCGGCACTGGCAACTTGTACCAGATCGGCAACAAGGGCGGCTCCGGCTCGGTCACGCTGAACGTGAACCAGATGCCGGCCCACACCCACCAGATCGGCGAGGTTGAGGACTCTGGGAGACGCTTCCAGGCGAAGAAGGCCGATAAGGACATCGGGTCTGGCGAATCCGGTAACGGGTACACCTACCTGACCTCGACAGGTACGGCGACTAGCGGGCGCACACCTATCGCCATCTCGACCGGAGGGTCGCAGCCTGTCGACGTGCGCAGCCCGTACATCGCCCTTCCCTACATCATCAAGGTTCTCTGATGGCAGGTCCCGTTACCCGCTCTGACGCGCCTCACGGAGCTAGTGGGGGCCAGTACGTCACAGTCCCCGCATTCGCCGCGCTGGGTCAGTCTTCACCCACGAACTCCCGAACCGCGCCCGGCTCCATCATCGTCTACTCGCCGAAGGGGTGGCGCTGGGAGGAGGCTGGTGACGACTACTCCAAGACGATCTCCAAGCTCACGGCCGCGACCATGGAGTCGGCTGTGCGCCGCATCCGCACGTCCATGGGTGAGGTGTCGTATATCCGCGGCACCTCGGAGACGGTGCCCCCGTTCTCTGGCCAGTCCGTTGGGGACACGTGCCGAGTACAAGACGCACAGACCCTCGACATCGTGGCGGAGTGGCGCTGGGACGGCGCCACCTGGGAGCGGATGAAGGTCACCAGTGAGCAGATCAGCAACCTCGACGTGGGGAAGCTGACCGCAGGCTCAGCCAGCATCGCTGAGGTCACGGCCCGGAAGATCGCCTCCGACGTCGGCCGGTTCCTGGAGATCACCACGGACCAGCTGACCGTCACGGGGAACGCCTCCTTCGTGAACGCTACCGCTCACCACGTGTGGACGGAGATCGTCACCGCAGGTCAGGGCGAGTTCGAGCAGATCAAGGCCGGGATGCTGGCCGCCAACTCCGTCAGCGCCTCCAACATCCAGGGTGGCGCCATTGACGGGCAGGTCATCACCGGCGCCACGCTCCAGTCGGAGCGGGCCGCAAACCGTGGGATCAAGATTTCCAGCGGAGGTATCCAGGTCTACGCTCAAGACGGCTGGAAGGCCATGGACATCAACGCCCAGTCGGGGGATATTCAAATCAACGGCCGCATTGGACGGCGGGATACGTGGTCGGAGGTGTGGTTCAACAACATCGTCGCGCGCGAGAACGGCCTGGACGAGTACGAGGGGTACCGGTACGGCTGCGGCCTGTCGTTCAACTCTCTGCACGATAACTGGTGGGACGGGACAATTTCTATATCCAAGGCGTCCACTGGGGAGCCCTCCATGCGCATTCAAAGCCCCTACCCGAAGCGCCTAGGCGCATCGTCCCCACACCTGACGATCGGGACCGCGGCTATCACTATGTACACACCTGGCGGGGGAGGGGGCAGAGAAGGGTCCTCATTCTCGTTCAACAACCTCGGGCTGCATCTGCAAGCCTCTGAAGTGTATTGGTGGATGAACGACCGAGGATTCTCATTCGGGACGAAGAGAGATAACCAGGCGAGACTGTACGTTGGCCGCGGAGAGCTCCACATCCGCCCGATGGGTGAGAACTATCCGAGGTTCTGGGCCGACGGTAACACCACGACGATGCAGTTCGGCCCCACAAACCAGGTGTGGATATCCAATACTGGAGTGCACATCACCGGGACCAAGAACTTCTCCATGAGGGTGCCTAGGTTGTCCGCCAAGCGCGGCGGGCTGTGGCTGATGCACGCCAGCACCGAGTCTCCCTACGACGGGATCGAGTACTGGGAGAGCCTGACCCTCGACTCCGAGGGCCGCGCTCGCTGGGCCCTGCCGGACTACGTTCCCCTGATCGCATCAGCAAAGGCCCCATGGGTCGTCTTCGCCAGTGACGGTGCCCGGGCCGTGCTGGATCGCTCCAACCCTGAGGAATGGCGCGTAGATGTCATGGGCGCTCCCGGCACGACAGTGGCCGTGCTGGTCAAGGGGGCCCGCATGATTGACCATGAGGTCGCCAAGGACGGGGAGCCCATCATGCGAGACTATGCTCGGGAGTCCGTCTGGCACCTCCCTCCGCCGTCTCCCGGGGGCGGAAGCAGCCAGGGCGGTGAGGGCTCCCTGCCTGACGACATGTCCATGGGCGGCGGCCTGTACGGCCCCGCTACGAAACCGGAAGGATACAGCAAATGAACGACACCCAGGCCGCCGTACAGGCGGGAGAGCAGGTCGACGCCATGGCCGTCATTGGTGGCCTCACAGCCGAGGTGGCGCACCTTACGCAGCGCGCCGTCATCGCCGAGGCCCGGGTTTCCGACCTCGAGGCCCGTCTCGAGGCATTCCGCACAGCCCCTAAGGAGAGTAAGTGACAGTTCAATCTGTAGCGGCGCGCATCGCCCGCCGAATCTGCGACCAGGAGAATGTCGGCTACAGTCAGCCCGACCGCCGCACCTGGTACGCCAACGCCAACTGGGAGGGTCACGTGAGCTCCCCCCAGAACGCCGACTGCTCCAGCCTCGTCTGCGGAGCGATCTGCTACGGCATCCATGACACCTATGGGGCCGCCTGGGGCCACCCCGCCCTTCCCGAGATCAATGACCACTGGACGGGCAATATGCGGCAGGGCCTAGAGGCTCGAGGCTTCAATGAGGTCCCGTGGAACGACTCGGACCTGACTCCCGCAGGGGGCTTCCGCGTCGGTGACGTGATCCTATCCGCCGCGAACGAGGGCGGCAGAGGGCACGTGGTCATCGCCGTCGAGGACGGGCCTGACCCCCTCGTGTCCGAGGCGTGGATCGCTGAGGATGGGTCGATCGATGGCTACCTAGGCGACTCCACGGGACAGGAGACGCGCACGGTCCGCTACTCCAGCCACCCGCACACGCAGGCGGGGGCGTGGACGAGCTGCCACCGCTTCGACGAGGGGAAGTTCCTGTCACAGTGGCCGGAGTTCTCCAAGGGCCGTCCCGCACAGGCCGCATCTCCGGCGCCGGCGCAGGCGGCCACCTCGACTCCGTCGGCACCGCAGCACGCTCACGGTATCGACATCTCGTCCTACCAGTCGGGCCTGAACGTGGCCGCTCTGTGGGCTGACTTCGTGATCGTCAAGGCCACCGAGGACGACGACTACGTGAACCCGTACATGGTCTCCCAGGCCAATTCCACGCTGGGGGCCTCGAAGCGCCTAGGGTTCTACCACTTCGCGCGACCGGGTGACGCGGCGGCCCAGGCCCGCTACTTCGTGTCCGCTGTCGGCTCATTCCGAGGCAAGGCGACGCTCTGGCTCGACTGGGAGGCGAATGCCGTCGAGCAGGGGCCGGGTTGGGCGAAGACCTTCCTCGATACGGTTCGGTCCCTGACCGGCTCCACGCCGGGCATCTACATGAACGGCTCGGCCCTGAACGGCTACGGCTGGTCCGCGGTCGCCTCCCAGTACCCGCTCTGGTACGCGGGCGGCCCCGACTACTCGGACTACGGGTCCTCCTACTCGGACCCGGCGGTGCCGAACGTCTCCTACTGGGGCGCTCCCCTCATCCACCAGTACACGGAGGATGGCCGCCTGCCCGGCTACAACGGCACTCTCGACCTGAACAGGCTGCGCGACCGTGCTGCGTGGGATCGGATGATCGGGGGCGGGGCGTCGGCCACCGTCTCTGCCGCCGCGTCGGGAGAGGCTCAGCTCGCCGTGGACGGGGAGTACGGGGCGGCCACCGTCGGTCGGCTGAAGTCGGTCATGGGCGCCGTCGGCTACGAGGAGGTCTTCGCCGTCGCCAACTTGCGCCGCTTCCTGAACAAGGCCGTGCCCTCCGCCTCGATCCATCAGCTGACCGGCATGTACCGGCTGCCTG